GTTCACGCAATTTTATATGCCACAAAAACGCTATGAAGTGGCGGTGGACGAAGATAACACGCCTTATAACATTTACCGGGAAAAGGGCTTTTTGAAAATATCCGGGGAAAACCAGGTGGATTATAAAGATGTTTATTATTGGTTTGTGGAACTTGTGAAAAAATACAAAATCAGACCGTTAAAAATAGGCTATGACCGTTATTCCGCCGGGTATCTGATAGAGGATTTAAAAATGGCCGGCTTTCATACGGATGATGTTTACCAGGGAACGAATTTAACGCCGATACTGCATAAGTTCGAGGGGGATTTGAAAGACGGATTATTTGATTTTGGCGATAATTCCCTATTAGCATCACACTTGTTAAATGTTGCGGTGGAAATAAACATGAATGATAGCAGAATGAAACCCGTTAAAATTGAAAAACGAATGAGGATTGACGGGGCCGTGTCTGTATTTGACGCAATGACAATGATTAGCAAGTATCATTCCGAGATTGGAAAGAAATTGTTAAACGAAACACCAAAAGCAAAGGCGACAGCAGAAACGACATAAACAAGCAGACTATAAAAGTGGGTCAGAATTTAAACACAAATTATTTTATCATAGGCTTATGGGAAACTACCCATGAGCCTATTTTTGACGGAAAGGGGGTAATGGTTACGGGAATTATTGCGAATGTATTAAATTCTTTCAAGGCACGATATAAGCCGCTTTTATTGAGCCGTGGCGAATATATGCCAACGGGTACATTAAGGGATAGCGAGATTGTCGGAGCAATAGCGGATGCAATCGGAAGAAATGTTGGAAAACTAAAGCCCCAGGTAATCCGAAAAGACGAAAAAGGACTAACGGTAAAGAATGACACATTGGCACGGCTTTTAACCTTGCGGCCTTGCCCGGAAATGTCAACATATGATTTCTTGTACCGCATTGCGGTTGATTTGGTTTATACATCAAATTCCTTTTCGGTAATTTTTTGGAATGATGATTTTACAAAGGTTACAAGCGTTCAGCCGATAGCAACAAAGAGTTTCCGCATATTCGAGGACAACAAAGGAAATATATTGTTCCGTTTCCGTTGGGATTATGACGGGGAAACATATACAATTCCGTATCAATCGGTTATTCACATCAAGGCGCGGTACAACAAAAAACGATTTTTGGGAACAACGCCGGATGTGGAGTTAAAACGAAGTTTGGACCTCATAGAAACTTCCGGGGAAGCCCTAAAGAACATTGTGAACCGCAGCGGAAGCCTTGCCGGATATTTGCGTTATAACAACCTTGCGGATGATGAAGAGTTGAAGCAGAAAGCAAAAGAATTTGCAGATGCCTACATGAACGCAGAAAACGCCGGGGGCGTGGCGGCAATAGATAATTCTATTGAGTTCAAAGAGATTAACCAAAGAACACCGGCCATTCCAACAACGCAAATTTCGTTTTTACGGGACAATGTGTATAGATATTATGGCGTAAATGAAAAGATTTTAACATCAACATTAACAGACCAGGAATTTATGTCATTTTATGAAAATGTGATTGAGCCAATAGCGGTTCAATTATCCTATGAGTTCACATTTAAGTTACTAACGCCCCGTGAAATCGGATATGGAAACCGTATTGATTTCGTGGCGAACCTTTTACAGTATGCCACATTGCAGACAAGGGAAACAATCGGCGGCGGAATGTTTGACCGTGGAGCATTGACGATTAACGAGTATAGGGAATTGATGTATTACGGCCCGGTTGAGGACGGGGACCAAAGATTGATAAGCCTAAATTATGTAAAAGCCGGGGACCAATCATTATACCAGGTAGGAAGAGAGTCCGACAGCGATACGCCGCCGGATGATGCAGACCAAAAAGACAAAGAACAACGGGCGATAAGAGCCGCCGCCCGTGCATATATGCAGATTATGAAAGGGGGTTAAGAAGATGCCGAAAGCAAAACAGTTTGTTGCTTGCAAAGATGCAAAAACCGCAACCGTGCAACCATTTTGTGAGATTAAAAACCTTACAGACACAACGGCGGATTTATATTTTTACGGAGATATTGTTTCTGATTGGTGGGGAGCATGGCAAGACGAGGACCAATACCCGGATGCTATTAAAAACTTCCTTGCGGAAGCAAACGGACGGGATTTGAATATTTATATCAATTCCGGCGGCGGTTCAGTATTTGCCGGAATAGCAATTTATAATATGCTTTCACGCTACCAGGGGAAGAAACATTGTTTTGTTGATGCCCTGGCCGGTTCGATTGCATCATTACTTCCGTTTGTGGATAGCGAAAAACCAACAATTCCGAAAAATGCGTATTTGATGATACATAAGCCGTGGTGCAGTTGCGAGGGAAACTCGGACGAATTGCGGAAAATGGCAGACACATTGGAAGCCGTAGAAGCCGGGATTTGGAGCGTTTACGAAGAGCATTTAGCCGAGGGCGTAACAATCGAACAGATAAAAGAGTTAATGGCAGCGGAAACATGGTTAAGCGGCGAGGAAGCGGCAAAATATTTCAATGTGACCGTTGGGGCGGAAAACATGGCAGTTGCAGCCGTCCAGGACTACACAAAGTTATATTGCAAGCACACACCAAAAGCATTAACGGGAAGCAATCGCCCGGAAGATAACGAAGCGGATAACAAAGCAAAGGAAATCAGAAAACAGATTGCAAATATTACAATCAATCACATGGAGTAGCGAAAGGAGAATAAGAAATGACACGCGAAGAGTTAATGAAAATGAGCAAGAAAGACTTGAAAGCCCGACTTGTGACGGTGGGAAAGGAAGCCCAGGCAAAGAGCGGCGAGGAATTAACCGCCCTCATGGACGAAGCAAAGGTTATCGGGGAAATCCTGGACGAGATTAAAACCCGTGAGGATTTGGCAAAGGCGGCCCAGGCGGCAGCAGAAAAAGACCCGGACGGGGACGAAACACCCGGAGAGGGTGCAGAGGTAAAGGACCAGGCAAGAGCAAAGAGCGGAAAGGCGTTAAAGAGTGGCGCAGCGGTTAAATATAGCGCAAGAAACATTGCCAAAATCAAAAACACGCTTACAACCGCAAACGGCGTTGTAATTCCGTCTTACACAAGCCCGGACATTGCCCCAACATTCAATAATGTTTCGTCCTTGATTGACAGAGTAACGACCGTTCCACTTCCGGGCGGCGAAAGTTATCAGCGTCCATTTGTAACATCATATGGGGACGGGGCCGGCAGCACCGAGGAAAACGGCGATTACAACGCATCAGAACCCGTATTTGGTTACGCAACAATCAGCCGCGAGAAAATCACGGCATACGCCGAAGAGCCGGAAGAGATGCAGAAATTGCCGGATGCAGATTATGACGGCGTAGTTGAAGAGAGCGTAACACGCGCAATCAAGCGTTATGCAAGCCGTCAGATTTTAATCGGACCGGGCGGAACGGGAAAATTCTGTGGAATTTTCTACAATCCAACGGATGCGGATGATGATATTATCGACCGCAACACGGATATTGTCGTTTCGGAAATTGATGATACAACCCTGGATGAAATTATTTACTCATTCGGTGGGGAAGAGGATGTGGAAGATACCGCCGTGCTTATTCTCAACAAAAAGGACTTAAAGAAGTTTGCAAAGTTGCGTGATAAGCAGGGCAGAAAGGTTTACACCATTGTAAACCACGGCAATACCGGGACGATTGACGAAGTACCGTTTATTATCAATTCGGCTTGTAACGAGGTCAGCACGGCGGCAGCAGATGCCGACAAGTACACAATGGCTTACGGCCCGTTAAGCAATTACGAAGTTGCGGTATTCTCCGACATTGACGCGAGAAAGTCAACGGAGTACAAGTTCAAACAGGGTCAGATTGCTTACAGAGCAAGCGTATTTATGGGCGGAAATGTGGTTGCCAAAAACGGATTTATTCGCGTAAAGAACAAGGCAACGGCCTAACAGATAGGCGGAAAGGCGGTAGAGCATGACAGAAAAAGAGTTAATAGCGGCCGCCAAAATGCGAGTACGCAAGTTATCAAATGATGATTTAGATAGCGACATAGGGCAACTTGTAAATGTTGCCCTTGCGGACTTGAAGCGGATAGGCGTTGACTATGAAACATATTTAAAAAGCCCGTCCGACCCCCTCATTGTGGAAGCCGTTTTGTTGTATGTACAAGCCAATTACGGAAACCCGGACAACCGGGAGCAGTTGGCGGCAGCCTATGAAATGATGTGTACAAAAATCAAAGGCGGTGGGTATCGTGGAAGCGATAATTAAATTACTCATAAAGAAAAACCAAACGGAATACCAGGAAACCAAAGTAATAGCAGAGATTAACCCGGTGGGGCGTGATGAATTTAACGCCGCCGGGCAAAATGGCTATAAGGCGGAAATGATGTTGGAAGTTTGGGGAAGCGAGTACAACGGCGAAACGGAAGTTGAAGTTTCCGGGAAAAAGTACACGATTTATAGAACCTATGGACCGAAAGCCAACGAGAAAATAGAACTTTATTTGACGGAAAGGGTGGGCCGGAAATGAATGTTACAATAGACGGCCTGGACGCTGCAATTAAAGAACAGTTGGAGAATTTCAACACAGAGGTTACAAAGGCGGCAAACGAAAGTTTCAAGGAAACGGCAGAGGAAGCCGCCAAAATGCTAAAGCAAGGCGGACCGTACCAGGAGCGAACGGGGAAATACACAAAGGATTGGGATAGTGAAGCAAGGGGAAGCCGTGCAAGTGCGGTTGCCGGATTGCAAGGTTATAGCGTATATAACAAAAAACATTACCAATTAACCCACCTTTTGGAAAACGGACACCAAAGCCGCAACGGCGGCAGAGTCAAAGCATTTAGCCATATTGCCCCGGTCAATGACCAGGTGGCAGAAATGGCGGTGGAAAAGATAGAACGGAAAGTTAGGGGGTAACAATGAGCATAGCGGCAGCAGTATTGACCGAAAGAGCGGCGGCGATTGGCTTACCGATTGCCAAAAATGCTTTTGAGGGGACATTGGAAGACCCCGTGCCGGATTTGCCCTATTTGGTTTACCTAACGCCACATAGAAGCGGACGCGGCGCGGATTATCTCAATAACCTTGTGGCGGAAGATTGGCAACTTGAATTATACACGGTTGCGGATGATGAAGCCGCCGAGGAATTGAGGGAGAAAATCAGAAACGAAGTATTGCCGGATGTGGAGTATGAAGAATATACAACACCAATCGAGGAAGAGGGTTGTTTTCAAACGGCGTTTGAAGTAACGGCGATATTGAGAAAAAAATAAGCAGAGAGGAGCAGCGAAACAATGAACAAAGAAAGTATTGTTTTGGGGAGTGGCGATTTATATTGTACCGATTTCCAGGGAACAAATGAGGAGTTGCCGGATGATGCCACGATTGAAACGGAAGATAACCGCCTGGGACACATTAAAGGCGGCGCGGAAATCGAGTATGCCCCGGAGTTCTACGAAGCAAAGGACGATATGGGGAAAGTTTCAAAGGTAATTATCACGGAAGAGGAAGCAACCTTGAAATCCGGGATAATGACATGGTGCGGAACAACCCTTGAAAAGTTATGTCAGACCGCAAGGGTAACAGAGGACAAAGAAAAGAAAATTCGCACCGTTAAAATCGGCGGTATCGGCAACGCAACGGGTAAAAAGTATGTGTTGCGATTTGTTCATAAGGACACCGAGGACGGAACAATCAGAGTTACCATTGTCGGAAACAACCAGGCCGGATTTACTATTGCTTTCGCAAAAGATAGTGAAACCGTTATTGATGCAGAGTTTAAGGCGCAGCCAATGGATAAAGAGGGTACATTGATTTTGTACACCGAGGACATGGACGAAGCCGAAGCAACAAACACCGCCAACAACGAGGGATAATAAGCATAAAGGCGAGGGCCAGGGGCCTATTGAGCGGCCGAGGGAATACCACGGCCGCTTATTTATAGCATAAAAACATGAAAGAGAGGGAACGCAACATGGCAGTAAAAGAATTTAATTGCAATAAATTAAAAAGGACGTTTTGGCCGTTTACCTTAAAAGACAAGGTGGACGATACCGGGGCGGTAATCGAAAAAGGGAAAAAGATTGTTGTGAGAATGCCGCAAAAGGGCGTTTTTGAAACAATTAAACAGATACAGACGGCGGATAGCGAGGACGAAACCGACATTTCCGCCATTTATGATGTTATGGCAGCAGTATTAAATAACAATATGGGGCGTGTCAAGATTTCCAGGGAAGAAATAGAGGATTACGACATTGAAGAGTGTACCGCAATCCTTAATGCTTATATGGAGTTCGTGGACGAATTAAAAACAGACCCAAACTAAAAGTTCCCTTTTATCCACGAGATAAAGGGGATGAAATACCATATGAAATTTATACACGCCCGGAAAAATTGGTAATGGATTATTGCCACCTGGACATTTACGAAGTCCAGGAAATGGAAATTGATGTATATTTATTTTTCTTACGGGAAGCAATGATTTTTGAAAATTCACAATCCGAAGAGGGAAAAAAATACCTAAAGGATTGTTGGCGCATGGAGCAAGTAAAGCCGGATAAAAAGAAATTACGCGAAAAATACGGGCAGAAAAGGGGGTTAAGGCATGGCAAATAACATAAAGGGAATTACCATTGAAATCGGCGGCGATACAACAAAATTGCAAACCGCCTTAAAGGGTGTAAATAGTGACCTCAAAAGCACCAAAAGCGAATTAAAAGAGGTTGAAAAAGGTTTAAAACTTGACCCCAAAAACACGGAACTTTTGGCGCAAAAACAAGAATTGCTTACAAAGGCGGTAGGCGAAACAAAAGAAAAATTAGATGTTTTGAAATCAGCGGAAGCCCAGGTGCAAGAGCAGTTCCAAAAGGGCGAAGCATCCGAGGAACAATATAGAGCAATCCAACGGGAAGTTATCGCCACGGAACAAGAGTTAAAAAGCCTTGAAACCCAGGCAAAAGAAAGCAATGATACACTTGCAAAAGTAGGGGAAACTTTCGGAACGGTAGGAGATAAAGCAACCGCAGCCGGGGAAAAACTTATGCCGGTAACGGCGGCAATCGGAGCAGTTGCGACCGCATCCGCAACAACGGCAAGTGATTTTGAAGATGCAATGGCGAAGTTATCAACCATTGCAGATACTTCACAAGTGCCAATGGAAGATTTGCAATCAGCAATCATGGATTTATCAAATGAAACGGGCATTGCAGCATCCGAC